ACTGTTTTTGCTTCGTGCTATAAGGTGCCTATATCTGGGGGTTTTTACTCATATCGACTGCCCCAGCAGACCTAGTAGGGACGATATGGGAAGTGCTACTACACGAAAGGTAGAAAATGGCTATCAGCACGTTTGACGGACCTATTCGCTCACTTGGTGGTATTTATCAGCAAGGGGCATCCACGATTGTTCCTATTTCGGCCAGCACGACGCTATCCCCTGCGGCCCACGGTGGGCGTATCATCACGGTTGGGGGTACTCTGGCCGCGAACGTCACTCTGACCCTGCCGACAATTGTCGCCACGGCTAACTCGGCGGCTGCGGGACCGGGAGCCGACCCCAACACTGCGAATAACGAAGGTGTCGTATATACCATTTGGGTGCCGACGACGATTGCTACGTCGTCTCTCAAGATTGGTACGGACGGCACGGATAAGTTTATCGGTACGATTTTTGGAGTCGATACGGATACTGCAAACGCATTGGTCGCTTATACGGCGGGTGCGACGAATGACTTCATCAATTTCAATGGCACTACGACAGGGGGCGTAGCAGGCTCTTGGGTTCGTATTGTTGCGATCGACGCGTTGAAGTATGTGGTTGAGGGTGTCGCTCTCGGTTCGGGGGTCGTTGCCACGCCGTTTGCGGACAGCTAATAGTTGGTTCTCGGGGGCTTCGGCCCCCTATACCTTTTTTGGAGAACAGCTATGGCTATGCAAACTGACGTACTAGCGAGTGTACCGCTTATTGCGAGTGGTGATTTTACGGACCAAGCCACTAACGCTATCAAGCGTACGCGTATCAAGTCAATCTATATTGTTCCGACAGGTGTCGCGGGATCCCTCGTAATCAGGGATGGTGGCGTGTCGGGGACAATACTCATGACTATCAATACGGTAGCGTCCGCAACGCAGCCGACTTATCTGCTGCTTCCCGGTGAAGGAGTCTTGGTGCGTACGTCACCGTATGGGGTGGTTACTAGTTTAGGCTCCGCGACTATCTTCTACGGGTGATTTGTGCAAAATCAAAAAGGTTACGATCTCGCGGGTAAAAAGTTGATGATCGGGCTACCTGCGTACGACCATAAAGTCGGTGTGAAGATGGCAATCTCGCTGATGCGGTTTGCTCAAATGGCACTGGAATACGGTATTACGATTCAAGTTAGTAGCATTTGCGGCTGCTCAGTGGTTACCCGGGCGCGAAATATGATCGCTGACGAATTCATGAAGTCTGACTGCGATCACTTGCTCTTTATCGACGCAGATATGTCTTTCCAACCGGAAGCAATTATCCGGTTGCTAGCGTTCGGCCAAGAAAAACCTATCGTCGCTGGGGCTTATGAAGCGCGTAAGGCGGGCAAGGTCTACATACTTACGCTTGACCATGACGAAAACGACAACATCATCATGGATCCCATGGGTCTTGTTAAGGCACGTCGGGTAGCGACCGGGTTTATGATGATCCAGCGGCAGGTGTTTGAGACTTTGGCGAAGTTGCATCCTGAGTGGTACCACAAGGATGTCAATTCGGACAATATGCTGTATAGCTTTTTTGATTTTCTTGTTACCCCGGAGGGTTACATTGGCGAGGACTTTTTGTTCTGCCAACGTGCGAATGATGCTGGGTATACCTGCTGGATCGACCCAACGATTAAATTAGGCCACATGGGCATCCATGAGTACGAGAGCGACTTTGGTAACGACGTGCTATATCCTCGACTCCAATCTGCGCAAGAGCCTGAGCTAAAGGTTGCATATGGCTAAGTCCCCTGCATGGCAGCGCAAAGAAGGTAAAAACCCTGCGGGTGGTTTGAACGCGAAGGGGAGAGCTTCATATAACCGTGCGAACCCCGGGAAACCGGGGCTAAAGCCGCCCGCACCAAACCCCCGTACTGAGAAAGACGCAAAGCGGAGAAAGTCCTTTTGCGCGAGAAGTGCTGGGCAGATGGAGATGTTCCCCAAGGCGGCTAAAGATCCCAACAGTCGTTTACGCTTAGCAAGGAAAGCTTGGAATTGCTGAGATGCACAAAGTGCAAAGAGGAAAAGCCAGCCAACCTGGAGTATTTCCCTCCACATAGCAAAAAACTAAACGGACTTGATAGTTGGTGCCGTACCTGCCGCTCGCTATATAGAAGCATTATCAATCGAGGTAGGTTTAGGGCTGTAATATCGGATGCGGAGCTAATTAATCTCAAGGCCACTACTAAACAGTGTGCTATATGTAGTACGGAGGGTAAATTAGTTGTGGATCACGACCATGGTACCGGCAAGATTAGGGGCATGTTATGCCACCATTGCAATCGTGGCCTTGGGCATTTCCGCGATGACCCTGTGCTACTAGATTTTGCGGTGCAGTATTTATATGCTAATACTGATACATCAAGATGAGGCATGTATCAGAGATACACTGAAAGAAGGCATTAAGCCATGGAGATGATGCTTTGGAACGCAATACTGTCTCTCTTTGTTGCAGGGGTCGGTATTATGCTCAAGGGTAAGATAGACGAATTAAATAGGATTAGCATCTTACTTAATCGTACTCGGGAAGAGGTGGCTCGTGAGCATATCACTCGTAAAGAGGTCGACGACAAAGTTGATCGGATTGTTGAGCGCTTCGATGCTGGTTTTAAGCATTTGGAAGCAAAGATTGATGATCTTGCGAAAGCACAAAGGGGATAACTAATGGCTGAAGCCCTTACTGAAGCACAACGGCAGGCACTACAAGAAGCTAAGGATGCAAAGGCTCGTAAACTGGAGGGGGAAGCCCCCACAACTAGTACTACGATGGGGGAGGGGCGGCTGGGAGGGTCTAAACCCCCGGAAAAGAAAGCCAAAGGTGGCACCGTAGGCTCCGCTTCCCGTCGTGCAGACGGCATTGCTCAACGTGGTAAGACGAAAGGGCGGTTTGTATAATGCCGTCAAAATCTCCAGCGCAGCACCGGCTCATGGCGGCTGTCGCAAATAACCCGTCCTTCGCCAAGAAGGTTGGAATTCCTCCGTCGGTGGGGGAGGAGTTCGTACGCGCTGACAAAGCTAAGGGTTATAGCACCAAGGCAAAAATTAACCGCGCAGATACCCGGCATGGTAGCATCGATATGCCGTATGCTTCACTTATTAAACATATTGGTAGAAAGGAAGGTGGTCCTGTGAAAGAGTCTAAGTCGATGATGAAAAAGGAAGTCGGCTTCATGAAGAAAGCTGGCGCGCCGAAGTCGATGATCAAGCACGAAATGGCTGAGATGAAGGGCGGAAAGTATGCCCGAGGCGGCGGCATTGAGCGTCGGGGCAAAACCAAAGGCACGATGGTTAAGATGAACCGTGGTGGGCGGGCGTGCTAAGTGCGACCCTCGCGCGGAATGGGTGCAATACGCCCAAGTAAAGTGCCAAAGCCTCGCAGGGTTGTGAAGCGAGATGGGCCACAGCCCGTCTCGCTGTTTAGTAAGGGTGGTGTAAGTCGCGTCAACCAAGCAGACAATTACACCAAACCCGGAATGCGCGAGTCGCTGTTTAGGAGCATTAAGTCCCGGGCAGTGCAGGGTACCAAAGCAGGACAATGGAGCGCCCGTAAGGCGCAACTGTTGGCGAAGCAGTATAAAGCCAAGGGCGGGGGCTACCGCGATTGAAGGCTCCCCAACAAAGCCTGAAGGCATGGGCGCAGCAAAGTTGGACAACCAAGTCCGGTAAACCCTCCAGCAAGACCGGGGAGCGGTATCTGCCCGAGGCCGCTATCAAGTCCCTGAGTCCCGCTGAATATGCCGCCACCACCCGAGCTAAGCGAGCGGGTACGAGGGCTGGAAAACAGTTTGTTGCCCAGCCCAAGAGCATCGCCAAGAAGACTGCGAGGTTCCGATAATGGTCGCGAAAACGACGGCAACGACGGATTTCAACCTTGATCTGAATGCATTGATTGAGGAGGCATTCGAGCGCTGTGGTGCGGAGCTTCGTTCTGGCTATGATTTCCGTACGGCACGTCGTTCCTTGAATCTGCTCACCATCGAGTGGGCGAACAGAGGGATCAACCTCTGGACGATTGAGCAAGGCTCTCAGGTGCTGACCTACAACACTGCGGATTACGACATGCCGGTGGACACCATCGATTTGTTAGATCACGTCATCCGTACTGGCACGGGCACTAGCCAAATCGATATCAACATATCCCGCATTTCAGTAAGTACTTTCGCCGCGATCCCCAATAAGAATGCTACGGGGCGTCCGATCCAAGTGTGGTTCCAGCGCAAAACCGGGGCGACGAATTCAGCAGCGGTCGTACAATCCCCCCAAATCCACGTCTGGCCCACACCAGATAACTCACAGACTTATACGTTTGTCTACTGGCGGCTTCGCCGTATATTGGATGCGGGTAGTGGCATAAACGGGCCGGATATCCCCTTCCGGTTCCTACCGTGCATGGTTGCAGGGCTAGCGTATTATCTGGCGCAAAAGCTCCCCGGGGTGGATTTTAACCGGCGTGCGGAACTCAAAATGGACTATGAGCAGCAGTTTCAACTCGCTGCCGACGAGGACCGGGAGAAAGCCCCGGTCCGGTTTGTACCCCGTCAGATGTTCATCGGTGTATAGGTGCCCCGGTGCCGAATCGGTTTGCGTCAGGCAAATATGCAATCGCGGAATGCGATAGATGTGGGTTTCGCTTTAAGCTAACGCAGCTTAAAAATCTCGTCATTAAGACGAAAAACGTGAATATCATGGTCTGCCCCACCTGCTGGGAGCCAGATCACCCCCAATTGCAGCTTGGGTTGTATCCTGTAGACGATCCGCAAGCCCTACGGAACCCTCGTCCGGATATTAGCTATGTTGTATCAGGTCAGATGGGGGAAGGTAGTCGTATAATACAGTGGGGCTGGAACCCCGTAGGTGGGGGAAGTAGTGATGGGCTTACTCCCAATACTTTAGTCGCGACCGGCGCGGTTGGGACTGTAACCGTAGTTGTACTTTAGGAGATTACCTATGGACGTCCGTAAAGTGGCTAAGCAGGAAGTCAAAAGTCACGAAAAGCGTATGCATGGCATGAAAAAGGGGGGCGTAACGTCGCCCGAAGCCAAGAAGTACGGACGGAACATGGCGCGGGCCATGAACCAAAGGAGCAAATAATGGCTCAGGAATTCAAATTTTTTGACATGGGTACCGCGAATCCCATTGGGAAATATACGCAACCTAAGCCTAATGTGAATAAACCCGGCAATCAAGTAGATACCGGATATCCGCAGACGGGCATCAAGACTGAAGGGGTTACCATGCGCGGGGGCGGTGCGGCTACAAAAGGCATCAAATCTCGCGGGCCTATGGCATAGAGGTGTAGGGTGAACTATTCACAGTTGGTCACCGCAATCGAGGAGTACGCCGAGACTACGGAAAGTACGTTTGTCTCCCAAGTTCCTACGTTTGTGCAACTTGCGGAAGAGCGGATTTATAATAGCGTTCAGATTCCGGCGATTCGTAAAAATCAGATCGGTACGCTGACTACGTCTAATAAATATCTTAGTCTTCCCACAGATTGGTTGGCAACATTTTCGCTGGCGGTGATCGACCCAACGACGGAAGCTCAGACGTTCCTGCTTGATAAGGATGTTAACTTCATCCGTGAAGCTTACCCGGATCCTGGGGACACAGGGGTGCCCCAACATTACGCCCAATTTGACTATAACACTTTGATTGTCGGCCCGACACCGGATCAGGGGTATAGTGTCGAATTGCATTACTACTATTATCCGCAGTCCATTGTAACGGCGGGGACTTCGTGGCTTGGCGATAATTTTGAAACCGTATTGCTTTACGGGGCGTTGCGAGAGGCCGCGATCTTTCAAAAACAAGAACCTGATATCATTGCTAATTACGAAGCCAAGTATCAAGAATCGCTTATGCTTCTTAAGCAGTTAGGCGATGGTAAAAATCGTCGTGATTCGTATCGTAGCGGACAGGTTCGCGTGCCGGTTCTATAGGAGTAGTGATGTTCAATGGGGAATTAGTGGGTGGTAGCGTAAATGTTCTCACGGTAGACAACCGTGGGTGGAACCCGGAGGAGCTTGCTGACCGTGCGGTGAACAGGATTATCAGCATCGGGGATAGCAGTCACCCGCTTGTCGCGGAGCAAGCGCGGGCATTTCGTGAGCATATTCGTCAGGTTCTTGTGCATTATATTCGAGAGGCGCAGGATTCTGAACGAACAACAATCTGCGCAAAATTGCGTGTTCGGGGGCGTGCTGATCTAGCCCGTACGATTGAGGGTCTGTAAATGGCTATCTCCCAAGCAATGTGTACGTCGTTCAAGGTTGAACTTCTCAACGGGATTCATGCATTTGGTACGACCGTTTCCCGAGGGAGTACGACTGCGGACACCTTTAAGATTGCGCTGTTTACGTCTGCGGCAACATTGGGTGCGACTACAACCGCGTACGCGACGACTAACGAGGTAGCTAGCGGGTCAGGGTATACGCCCGGGGGGAATACTTTGACCACGGTCGCCCCCTCATCCTCTGGAACGACGGCGTTTCTTGACTTTAATGATACGTCGTGGAGTAGCTCGACGATTACTGCCCGAGGGGCGCTGATTTATAACTCCACTCAGAGCAATAAAGCGGCTGTCGTGCTTGATTTCGGAAGTGATAAATCGACATCTAGTGGAACATTCACGATTACATTTCCAACGGCAGACGCAACTAACGCAATTATTCGAATCGTATAGGAGAACGTCATGGCGGCAGGCGATATTGTTTGGTTTCGACAGGCGTTGCTCGATTTGGGTACTAAAAAGCATGATCTGAGTGCAGATACAATCAAGATCGGTCTGACCATTGGCACCACGACACCTTCCGCAACGACGGGGGATCCTCGCTGGGGGACCGGGGGTACGACCAATTTTGCCACAGAAGAAGTCGCTACAGGTACGTCATACTCGGCTGGCGGGCCTGCACTCACATCGGTTTCATGGACGCTCGTTTCTAACGTACCGACCTTTCGCGGCGCTGATGTGGTCATCAACCAAGACGCCAGCGGTTTTACTAATGGCCGCTATGGGATCGTCTACAACTCGACCGATGCGGGTAAACGCGCGCTGGGGTATATCGATCTCGGGTCGTCTCGATCAATCCAGACTGGTTCGCTCACGATCAACTTCGGCGGTGCGGGCACTGACATCTTCACGATTACGACACCTTAAGGGGGTTGCCATGGCGCTCACTACCGCACAACTTCAGACGCTCAAAGCGGCGATTCTGGCCGATCCGGTGCTTCTTGCGCTCGTCAATAACGGACAGTACGGGCAGATCCGAGACGCGCTCAACCTCCAGGCCACGCCGAATTTCTACGTGTACCGAACAAACGTGCCGCGAATCGAAATCCAGAACGAAGTCGGCACGGGGGGCGCTGGCGGATCGGCCTCCGAGTGGGACTGGACGGTCTACAAGGGCCAAACCACGTCGGAGCAGGGTGCGTGGCGAGATATGGCAATGGGCGACGGGATCAACTTCTCGAAGATCAAGGTTCGGGAAGGAATCGCCAAGATTTTCGCAGGCACTGGTGCGGTGGCCGCGATGCGAAGCCACATTCTGTCGTTTGGCGCTCGGCTGTCGACCTACGGGGAAAAAATTCTTGCCACAGGCACAGGGAGCCTGGCATCCCCGGCGACCATGTCTTTTGAAGGCAACCTGTCGGAGCGTGACGTTGAAGACGCTCTGGTCCGAGGGTAGAACATGGCTGGCTCACTCACCCCGCAGAAGTCACGATCCGTTGCGCTGACGTGTCAGCTCATCAACAGCAACAGCGTTGCCAAGGGGCCGGAAATCAACGTCTCCGGGAAGTGGGCGGGCACGCTCAAGGTGCGCCTTGGACGAACGACAACCACGTCCTGCGGTGCGGCTGAACTGCGGCTCGAGGGCGGCGGGCGAGGCAGTGGCGGTGCGGCGGATTTCTGGACGCCGATCTACCCGTGGACGACGGCGTTGCATGGTACCGCGCCGAGTCGAGTATCGCTTACGTCGAACGCTGCGGCTAACGCCAATACGCTTGACGGGCCGAGCGGATGGACCGGCATTTCTGCCTCCGACGGTTTGGTGTTTTTCTACGAGAGCGGGACGGTCGCAAACTCCGAGTGGGGTCGCGTTCAGGGTGTCGCGACATCGATCCTTACTGTGCAGGATTCGCTTACTCGATCCCATGCAACGGGTACACCAGTGATCGACCAAGCCGAAGAGTGGAGCATCCCGGTGGATCTCGCCTCCGAGGAAACCGTTCGTCTGGTGGTTGATTTAGCGAAAAACTCGGTCAACGTGCCGATGGTCGCCGAGGCCGTACTCATCACCCACGACGCGACCTACTATTCATGAGCATAGCGGTCGTCAATGCGATCAACGTGCCGATGGTCGCCGAGGCCGTACTCATCACCCACGACGCGACCTACTATTCATGAGCATAGCGGTCGTCAATGCGATCAACGCGCCGCCTGCCAACGCGGTGCCGCTTCAACTGGAAGCGGATACGAACGTCGATCGCTCGGTCATGTACGACTACGTGCGAGCGGCGGTTGCCACGGGGTTCCCGGTGCTCCAGCAAGCGGGAGCAGTTCGCAGTCAGCCTGTGGTCATCGTCGGCTCGTCTCCCAGCCTGCGCGACTTCCTGCCAGAGATCGCTCGCCGCCGTGCGGGCGGCGCACATATCATGACAGTGAAGGGCGCTCACAACGTCCTCGCGGAAGCCGGATGCATCCCAGACTCGGCGGTGTGCGCAGATTCTCAGGCACACAACGCCGGACTTATCCAGCCTCGACTCGGCGTCACGTATTACCTGTCGACGACGTGCCACCCCGACACGTGGCCGCGCTTTCGGGGGCATGCCGTCATGCTGTGGCACCCGCGTATCGATAGGCGCCAGGAGGTCGATCCGGAATGGCGAGGCGTGCGTCGTATCTGGGGCGGCACGACGACCGGGCTGCGAGCGATTGCGCTTTCCTGGGTGCTTGGCTTCCGCGACGTGACGCTGGTCGGCTTCGAGTCCTGCGTGCAGCGCAATGGTGTCGTAAAGGCAACTGGCGATCGAGCGCACAAGGACGATCAGCCGTTTCCCGTTTGCTTTGCGAATCGCTGGTTCTGGATGACCGGCGCGCTCGTGCAACAGGTGACCGATCTCATGCCGACGCTTCAGCAGTGCCCCGGCATCAAGATCGATGCGCTCGGTGATGGGGCACTGCCGCACGTCCTCGCGACCGGCAAGCAATTGGGGTGGCCGGTATGATTTTCGAGAATAAGAAACAGCCACAGAGCATTGCGCTTCTTAATTCCGCATTTCCCAGGCCGGCTGAGATATGGCTCCCTGCGGCTCACGTTAGCGGATTATTGAACGGTGTCCCGCCATCTACAGAGGCAACATTCACCAAGAGATCGTTTGGCAATGGGCTCGTTGGAATTAACGTAACCGCCACGGGTCGCCAGTATTCCCGCGGATACTTCAATGGCAAGAGTAGTTATGCTTGGTTCTGTGCGGGCTTCAGAGATAACCAAGGGCCGTTCAATCAGTCGATAGTTCGACACGACGGCGTTTGCACGCCGATGCAAGAGATCAACGGCGACACAGTGCAGGCTGTATTCTGGCCTGGAGGATCGCTCCAGACGTGGAGTTACAACAGCCCCACGGCGCGGATGCAGAATAGGTTCAATACATTTTCCGGACGGGTAAGTGGATCAGCAGCGTCGTTGATGTTTAATGGCGTTGAGACGACCGCCTCCGCAAGTGGCAACGTCACGGGAACCTTGGCGTCGAATTCCACCGTGACGGTTTTCGGTTGTGCGGAAGGTGGGACGCAAGCTGCAACTGCCTGGGGGCTCTCGTTAGTTGTCTTTTGGGAAGATACAGTCCCCACCGTTGGCCAGTTACGCGCCTTACACGAGAACCCGTGGCAACTGTTTCAGCCGAGGCCGCGGCGGATATTTACCGCGAGTGTGGTTGCAGGTGCTACCACCATCGACTGCACCGTCGGCACCGCAACCGCCAATGGCACTGCCGCGAAGCTCGACGTAGCCGTCAACGCATCGGTAGGCACCGCAACCGCGAGCGGCACCTCGGCCAAAATCGACATTGCGGTCAACGCCAGCGTCGGCACGGCTACGGCCAACGGGACGACGGCCAAGCTTGATGTAGCCGTCAACGCCAGCGTCGGCACGGCTACGGCCAACGGGACGACGGCCAAGCTTGATGTAGCCGTCAACGCCAGCGCCGGGACCGCGACCGCCTCTGGCACTGCTGCCAAGCTGGATGTAGCCGTCAACGCCAGCGTAGGCACGGCGACGGCGAACGGGATCGGTGCGTCGATCGACGTGTCCGGCGCAACCTCGATCAATTGTGCCGTGGGTACTGCGACCGCGAATGGAATTGCGTGCCGCTTAGATATTGGTATTAGTTGCACTATTGGTACCGCAACAGCTACGGGGGTCACTAGTGATGTAGCTGGAATTCTTTTTGTGCCCGTTACAGGGATATACGCGACAGGCGCAGTGGGGGATGTAATTACAGTTTTAGAAACCGCTGTAGCTATAACAGGGGTTTTCGCCACAGGTTATGTGACGCCCGTCAACGTATGGGGTTTGGTAAATGACGCTCAGTTTGCAAATTGGCAGGATATCGCAGATACTCAAACCCCTGCGTGGGCGGCTATTAATGACACACAAACGTCTGTTTGGGCAGACGTTTTACACTAAATAAGAGGCTGTTATGGCTACGTATAGCGGG